TTAAAGGCTCAGCAACATCTCCCTCTGTTCCTCCCAGCTATCTGGAATAGGCCGCTTCAGCATTTGTAGGTTGATGCCGCGGGGCTGGCGGCCGGCAAGGATCATTTCCACGATATCTGGAGCCAGCAGCGTCATCCGCATAAGCCGGCTGACATAAGACCGGTCGATCTTTTCCTTGGCCGCAATCTCGTCAACGCTTTCATAGGTGCCTTGCTCAATCAACTTGCGCCACCGGAAGCCGCGGGCGATCGCTTTGACAAGCGTGCCGTCCTCGCTCTCTCCAAGGCTGCGGTCCCGTCGTTTTTCTGCATCGGGCGTGATGATGAGCTTGCGTCCTCCTCGGCGCCGCAGAGTGATTGGGACGCGGATTTCGAGATGGCGTTCTGCGCTCATGCCGCTTCCAATTCCCGGGGGCGCATGGTCCCAATTTCTTCGACCAAGTCGGCGATACCGTTAGCGTGGAGCTTGATTGACATGGTGTCGACGCCAAGGTCTATCCGCGCGACGAGAAGTTGCACGATCCTAGCTTGTTCTCCGGGGAACAATTGATCCCACAGCAGATCCAGCTCGGTGACAGCCAACCGCAATTCCGGTTCGCCGATCGGCAGACCCAAGCTGTGAACCGCAAAGACGGCCTGTGCCAGGACCTCGGGCGTCTGGATCATGCCGCGCAACTGCTTGACCACCGCAGCTTCGATCTCACCCGCAGGAACACGGGGAACAAAACCACTGCCGGCCCCGAGCTTTAGTTCGGTCTGGCTTACATAATAGCGGTATAGCTTGCCCTTACTGCGGGTGTGGTTCGGTGACATCGCCCTACCGTCGTGACCAAACAACAAACCCTTCAGCATTGAGGGGGTGGTGGCAGCGTTTTGCCGGATCCGCGTCCCCGGGTTTATGGCAATGATTTTTTCGACCTTTTCCCAAAGCGACTTGTCGATAATCGCCTCATGCTCCCCAGGGTAGCTGACGCCCTTGTGCATCGCATCGCCCATATAGACACGGTTTCGTACAACCCTGGCGATGAACGCATTATCCAAAGGTTGGCCTCGGCGATTTGTGACGCCGTCTTCGATCAACTCGCGAACAATATGAACGTTCGAGCCAACCTGAACAAAGCGCTCAAATATCCGCCGTATAATCTGCGCCTCCTGAGGCTCCACCAGAAGCTTGCGGTCTGCGACCCGGTAGCCCAGCGGTACAGCGCCTCCCATCCACAGGCCCCGCTTGCGGGAAGCGGCAAACTTATCGCGGATGCGCTCGCCGATAACCTCTCGTTCAAACTGCGCGAACGACAGCAGAACGTTCAGGGTCAGTCGGCCCATGCTTGTCGTGGTGTTGAACGATTGGGTTACGGAAACAAAGGTGACCCCATTGCGCTCAAATGTTTCGACCAGCTTGGCAAAATCCATCAGCGACCGTGACAGACGGTCAATCTTGTAGACCACCACCACATCGATCTGTCCTTCCTCGATGTCAGCAAGAAGGCGCTTGAGGGCAGGGCGTTCGAGGGTTCCGCCAGATACGCCGCCGTCATCATAATGGTTTGGAAACAGCAGCCATCCCTCAGCGCGCTGGCTGGCGATAAAGGCCTCGCATGCGTCCCTTTGCGCGTCGAGCGAGTTGAACTGCTGATCGAGGCCCTCTTCGGTCGATTTGCGTGTGTAGACAGCGCAGCGCAGTTTGCGGACTGGCGGGTTCATGCCCGTACTCCTTGTCGCTTCAGCCCAAAGAAGACCAAGCCATTCCAGTTGGTGCCCGTGATTGCCCGGGCAATTGCGGACAGCGATTGATAGGGCTTTCCAGCATATTCAAAGCCAGTCTCGAGCACGGTCACCCGGTGCTCAATGCCTTGGTATTCTCGAACGATTTGGGTGCCGGTCACTAATCGGCTGCGAGCAGAAACCTGTCGGTTGGCCTTGTTCCCACCGTCCAGTTCTTCTCCAAGGGCTTCCAGCCTGGCAACCGTTTGATGGCTCAGCGTGCCCAAGGCCAGTTCTTGGATCCGGTAGGCAATGCGACTTTCCAAGAACCTGCGATTGTATCCCGGGGGTTCATTATCGAAGTACCGGCTCCACTGCTCGCGCAGGTCGATGGTGCCGGACTTCTTGAGCCCGGCAAGGCGGGACAATACCGTCTCTTTCATGCGTTCCTCCCTTTGGACCGGGAGGCACTACCGCTCTGGCCGTTGGCAAAGTCGACCAAACTTTGTGGGTGGTTGCCAGATATAGCACTGGACTTTTTGGACATGCGCAGCGCGCCAAGAGCGAGGATCTGGCCCAATTCAGCCATCCGTTCGGCAGCTGTCATGTGCTCTGGCGCGAGGCCGTTGGTGCGGGTCAATATCGCCATCGTTTGTCCATGGGTTTTGGTTTGGCTCATCAACTCGAGCCGTTGCAATACCCACAGATGTAGTTGGATTAATCCCTTACCAAAACGGTGATGTGGACCAAAGCCTCTTGACAGAGGGCTTGATCAACGTCTGCGTTTGTAGAGGCTCTGATGTGCCCGAAGGACGATGGCGATAATGGTGACCCCATGATCGCTCACGCTGTTTTCGTCTGGCCGGCCGATGGTGATTGGTTCTTGGAACTCTGCCCTGGTGGATTCGGCGCGTAAAATGAAGTTCTGGCCATCATGGTCCAGTCGCTTGCAGGTGAGTTCGTGGAGGTCGTGGCGCTCGCGCTGCACAATGACGATGTCGCCAGGCTGAGGCTCGACATAGCCATAGGTGACCCGCAAGCACTCAAGATCCGACCCCGGCGGAATGACCTTGTCCATGGAATGGCCTTCCATGCGCAGCGCAAAGCGTTCGCTGCCCGGGAAGGGGTTCGGGCTCACTTCAATCAGATAGCGATCTTCAGTTCCCCAAGTGGTCTCCTCACGCCAGACGCCCGCAGCAACGGCGCCGATCACCTCGAGGGTCTCGTGTGCATGCGATCCGCCAATACGGGGCATGATTGCTGAGGCCGCCGGGATCATCTGCGAGATGTCGAGTTCGAGCGCCCTAGCCAGTCCTACCAGTGTCTCGAGCGTGGGGTTGGCGCTTTTGCCCTTGATGATGTCGCGTACAAGGTAGGGGTTCTTGCCGCCGGTTGCAGCAATTGAGAGCGAGCGGGCGTTCCACTTCGCATCTGGCGCGGTTGCACCCTCGAGGGTCTTGCGCAGGAACGCGATATTGAAGGCTGCTGTTTGGGTCATGGGCATGGCCTATCATTGTGGGTTTCGTCCCGCAATCTTAATTGTGGGATACAGCCCTACTTGCGGTGTTGGATTTGTCTCTGAATAAGGGGTCAATGACGCATCCCATCATTAACGAGATCGATTCCTTCCTCAAAACCCACCAGCTGGCCGAAAGCTATTTTGGCCGGCAAGCCGTCAACGACTGGAAGCTTGTGGCGCAACTGCGCGCGGGGCGCCGTCTCTGGCCTGACACCGAAGCGCGCATCCGCACGTTCATGGCTGCCTACCGCAAACCTCAGCGCGGCCGGCTGTCCCACCGTTCCTCCAACGATCTTAGCAGCAGGGTATAATGCAGAACATATCACGAACAAGTGCGCGCAGGCAGCTCGGCCATGAATTGCTCTTCTGTGCCTGGCTGGCCAGTGCGGTGGGCGGGGAACGCTACGAGTACCACCGCGGCTTTCTCGCCAAGGATATCGATGACGGACCAAAGCGCCGTCTTGGTGATCAGGAGCGTAAGCTTCTGGAACGCTTAGCTGAGCGGGTGCGCTGGGCCACGGACAAAGGCTGTGTCCATCTGGTGCAAGAGCGTCTGGGACCGGATTGTTACCGCTATCTCGCGATTGCTCGGCCGCGGGCGCCGGGCGCGCGTAGTCCGCTGGCTGACATCGAACTGGCGGAGGCCGCGTGATGACCAGTGCTTTTGCAAGCCATGGGCTCGAACATCTCTCTGCGTCTTCGATCAACCTGTTCGTGGCGCAGCCCTCGATGTGGGCAATGCAGAAGCTGATGGGTCGCAAGTCGACCGTCGGTCCGGCTGCTCACCGCGGCACTTCCATTGAGGCGGGTGTCGAGATGGGCCTGTTTGAACCCGATGCCCCGGTTGAGGCCTGCCAGGAACTGGCGATTGCCCGGTTCAACCAACTCACCGCGCTGTCGGGCCATCCGGGTATTGATAAGGAGCGAGCCGCCATTGCCCCGGCCGTCGCCATTGGCCTCGCTGAACTTCGCCAATACGGCGTGCCCGAAGCTGCCGACGGCAATCGCCAGCACCGGATCGAAGTTGCACTGCCCGGCGTGCCAGTCCCGTTCATCGGCTGGCTTGACTTCTGGTTCCCGGCGCACGGCATCATCGTCGATCTCAAAACCCAGCTGCGGCTTTCGTCTAAGATCTCCGATCCCCATGCCCGGCAAGGCGCGATCTACCATGCAGCCCACGGCAATGCCGAGATCCGCTTCGCTTACGTTACGCCGCAGAAGGTCGGGGTCTATAAACTTGACGATCCGCGCAGTCATCTCGCGCGCGTTGTCAGCATTGCCCAGTCGATCGAGCGGTTCCTGTCATTGTCTGACGACGGCGCGGCCCTGACCCGGTCGCTCTCGCCGGACTTCGACAGCTTTTACTGGAATGACACCGGCGTCCGCGCGGCCGCCGAAGAAATCTGGGGCTTGGCTCCTGAGGCCCCGTCGCTGGCCTGACAAGCGGCACCTAAACCAAAGAGGAAATAGACCATGGGTTTCATGACGCCATCCGCCAATGGGGCGGATTTCAAGACGTATATTGCGTTCAACGCCAAGGCCGGGCGCTGGTACACCAAGGACGACGGCAAGGACGAGCCGCTGTTCGAGGTCACCGACATGACGGCGGTGTTCGACATGCCGGGCCTTCAGACGGGCTGGTTCAAGTTCACCAGTGGCGTCGCCCCAGAAAAGGTGATGGACCCTTCGTTCTCGGCGGCAGCGCCCAACCCTGGTGAGGACTTCAAGCGCGGCTTCCAGCTCGACCTCTATTCCGAGAAGAACCTGCACGGCCTGCGCGAGTTCAGTTCCACCGCCGGCATCGTGATCGATGCGATGAACCAACTCTACGATCTCTGGGTGGCAGCCCCCGAGACCGCCACCGGCAACTACCCGGTCGTGCGCTGCGTCGGTGTTACGCCGGTCACCAACAAGCACGGCACCAACTACCAGCCCAAGTTTGAGATCGTTGGCTGGACGGATCGCCCTGCTGCGTTCGAGGGTCTGGGCAAGCCGCGTGCCGCACCGACACAGGTTGCCCACTCACCCGTCGCACCGGCTCCCGCAGCACCTGCCGCGCACATGCCGCCTCCAGTGGCCCTTGCACCGGCCTCGGCTCCCGCGCTGGCAGGTGTGCCGCTGTTCTGATCGGCCGGATGCCGGGCTGCTGCGGTGCCCCGGCATCCACCGCTTATCCCAGACTTATCCCGCACCTTACCCACATTCAGGAAAGCGAGCCTGGCCGCCATGGCGCGTCGCATTGAAACAGGCAGCATCGATATCGAGGCGATCAAGGACCAGTATCCGCTGGCCGAGACCGTCAGCCAGCACGTTGCCCTCAAGCGCCGTGGCCACCAGCTCGTCGGCCTGTGCCCGTTCCACATGGAGCGCACGCCCTCGTTCACCGTCTACCCGCAGGACCAGCGGTACCATTGCTTTGGTTGCGGGGCGCACGGCGACCTCTTCGATTTCTTGGCGCACCAGGAAGGCCTCGATATCCGAGCCGCCGCCGAGCGCCTGACGGGTGGCACATTTCCGGTCATGTCGGCCGACCGCGTCGCCGAGCTCCAGGCCCGCCAGGCGCGCTTCGAGTCCGAACAGGAGCAGCGCCGAAAAGCAGCTGCAGAGCAGATGCGGCTGCGCTGGGACGCGGCCGACCCCGGCTATTCATCCCATCCGTATCTGACCGCCAAGGGTATCGGACCGAACGGCACCCGGCTCGACCGCGAGCATGTCCTGGTGCCGCTGTTCGACACCGATGGCGCACTGCGATCGCTGCAGTCGATCGATCCGACCGGGCACAAACTGTTCGAGGCCGATCTTCCGGTCGCAGGCGCGATGTTCGTCATCGGGCGGCCGATCGCCGAAGCAACCGCACCCGTCATGGTCTGCGAGGGCTTTGCCACCGGCGCGTCCCTCCACAAAGCCACCAGCCGCACTGTCGTCGTGGCGTTTAATTCCGGCAACCTGGTCAAGGTCGCCGAGCGGCTCGTTGCTGTTCATCTCAGGACCCGCTGGCTGGTTGCTGGCGACGATGACCGGCATAAGCCGAGCAATGTCGGGCGCGACATGGCCATGCGGGCCGCACGCATTCTGCGGTGCGATGCGATCTTCCCGGTGTTCCCCGACGGGAACGACGGCACCGACTTCAACGACATGGCCGCCCATTATGGTGCGCAGGCCGTGCGCAATCTCGTGGTTGAGGGCACGCCGCCCGATGATGCGCTGCTCCAATCAACAGAAGCCGCGGGGCCACCGTTGCTGACGGCCGTCGATGCCTTCGACTTCGACCCCACCCAAATTCCCGTGCGGCCATGGCTGGTGCCAGGCCTGCTGATCCGCGCGGCGACCCACGTTCTGGTGGCGCCGGGTGGCAGCGGCAAGTCCTTGTTCAACCTGCAGCAGGCCATCATGCTGGCGACAGGACTGCCGTGGGGCGAGTGGAAACCGCGCAGCCGTTATCGCAGCCTGGTCATCAACGCCGAGGACGACATCGACGAACAACGCCGGCGCCTGGTGGCCGCGCTCAAGGTCATGAACCCGCCGCGCGACCTGCTCGCCGGCATGGTGCATCTGGCTGATGATCCACACAGCCTCGTCGTGGTTCGGGTCGATCCGCGCAGCCGGCAGATGATCACGACGCCGATGGCTGATGCGATCACGGCCTATGTCCGCGAACACCAGATCGACGTCCTGATCGTCGATCCCTTCGCAGAGACCTTCGAAGGCGATGAGAACAGCAACAGCGAGATCAAGTGGGCCATGAAGGTCTGGCGCGACATTGCGCGCGATACGAACTGCGCGGTCGTTCTGGTCCACCACACCGTCAAACATGCTTCTGGCGGGGCCGGTAATGCCGACATCGTGCGCGGCGGCGGCGCGATCGTGAACTCGACCCGCATCAGCGCAACGCTGATGACTATGACCGAGGACGAGGCCAAGGTCCTCGGCATCCCAGATGACGAGCGGTACCGCTACGTCCGCCATGATGATGCCAAATCCAACTGGACCCTGAAGTCCGGCAAGGCCCGCTGGTTCGAGAAGGTCAGCGTCACCCTCGACAATGGCACAGGCCTTCTGGAGCCCGATCAGGTCGGCACGCTGGTGCCGTGGAAGCCGCCCAGTGCCTATGCCGGGGTTGCCCTGTCACAGATCCACACTGTGCTTACAGCGATCGACCGGGGCCTCGCCAGGGCGGATGGCCAACCCACTGGGGTGCTTTACACCGAGCGCACGAACAGCGCCGAGGGCACCTCTGCCGAGCGTTGGGCAGGCCATGTGCTCATTGAGCATCTGGGGGTCGATGAGGCCCGCGCCAAGATCATCCTAAAGGACTGGCTAAGCAACGGCGTGCTGGTCAGGACGGAGTTCACCGACCCCCGGTTCAGGAAGACCTACAAGGGCCTGAAGGTCGATCCAGCGAAGATCCCCGGCAGCGATGAAGGGGGGTATTTCTGATGCCCGTTTTGATGCCCGCCGAGGCGCTGAAAAGTGCGGCAGTGCCATCGTGCTGCTGCGCAAAACCACCGCAGAACGGGTGCGGCGGTAGTAGCGGAACCCCTAAAGAAAAAACTACTACCGCAGCAGTCGCCGCAGTGGCGACGGCTACTGCTGCAGCAGTGCAGCAGTTTTCCCTTCAGGGGGTTCCGCATCGCGGTGCCGCAAAGCTGTCCGCCGCGCTGTCGGCCAGATCAATTTCCACATCATCGATCAACGAAAGGAGCCTCTGATGAAGGGCGCGCCGCCGACCCGGCATGATCAGACCAGTGACATGCAGGTCACCATCAACTGCGTCGACCAGCGCGGCCGGGAGTTGGACCAGCGTTGGGGCTTCGGCCGTTTGCCCATGCTGGTGCCAATCGAGTGGGCCGAACGGTTTCAAGCACAGCTCAAGCTGTTCAACGATGCTGTGTGGCAGTTCAATCCGCTGCTGGTTCGCCAGCACGGCGAGGCCATGCTTCGGGCCTACGACAAGCTCGACCAGTTGGCGCTTGAGGCCAAGGGCGAGCCGCTGCCGGCCGATCAATGGGAGTTCGAGACCGAGGACGGGCTGATCATCCTGGTGCGCGATATGCGCGACACTGGACGCGCCCAGCTTCATGGCAGGGTCGCCCAGGTCTGGGCGCTGGAAGAGATCGCCAGCGTCATCCGTTGCCATCCGATTTTGGTCGCTGCCAAGGAGGCGTTCCCCGGTGCTCAGCTGGTCAGCATCCGGCCTAGCCGCGCTGCCATCGACCAGCTGGATGACGAGCTGTCGGACATCCCGTTCTGATGGCGCATGCCCCTATCCCAGCCATCTTGGTGGAGGCGCCTGTGCTCTGACCTCAGCCCAAAACCGGACGACAGCAGCCCGTAACCGCCAAGCTACTCATGCCGCTGCCGTCCGCACCACGACCGATCCCCAATTCAGGAGAACAATCATGGATGTTCTGACTTTGCCTGCGCGCTCGCGCAGCGCAACCCCGCCGCCGGCCCGTCTTGCGATGAAAACCAGCGCAATCCTCGCCCTCGACCTTGGCACCAGCACGGGCTGGGCGCTGCAGACGCACGGCGATTTCATCTCGAGCGGCACCGCATCGTTCAAGCACACCCGCTACGACGGCGGTGGTATGCGGTTCCTGCGCTTCCGCCGCTGGCTCGAACAGCTTGACCTTGATGCTGGACCAATCGGAGCGATCCACTTTGAAGAGGTTCGCCGTCACGTCGGCACTGATGCCGCTCACGTCTACGGCGGCCTGCTCGCCACGCTCAGCGCCTGGTGCGAGGAGCATCTGGTCGCCTACCAGGGCGTGCCGGTAGGAACGATCAAACAGTTCATCACCGGCAAGGGCAATGCCGACAAAGCTGCAGTCATTGCTGCGGTGCAGGCCAAGGGCTTTGCGCCCGCCGATGACAACGAGGCTGACGCCATCGCCATCCTGCTCTGGGCTCTCGAGACCCGCGGAGGTGTGCGATGACCAGTTGGTCCATTCTTGGCCACACTGCCAAAGTGCTGGAAGAACGCCGTGACGATTACGGTGATCCTGCTGATCAGTTCAAGTTGATCGCTGCTCGCTGGTCGATCACGCTCGGTATGCCGGTGTCCCCGGCACAGGTCGCGCTTTGTATGATCGACCTGAAGCTGGCCCGGCTGACCTACGACCCCGGCCACGTCGACAGCGTGATTGATGTCATCGGCTACGCTGCCCTGCTGCGGGAGGTGCGCTGATGACGTGCATCTCTCGGATCTACGACCATGCCCGCCAGCGCGACGCTTTTGAACTGGCCAGGGATGGGTGGCGACAGTCAGGGATCCTTGCGGTCTTGCCATCTGACAGACGGCTCAGCCCCGGTGAGCGGGAGTTCATCTGCGAGTTGGGTGAGCGTCTCTACGGATGTGGGACAAGGGGAGGCGCCAATGGCTCGCGGTCGTAAGCGAAAAGCGGGCTGCCGCCACCCGTCGGGCAAACTGGTACAACCCGGCAAGGCTGAGACCCAGCGCGAGGCTACCAAAACCGCGCTTGGGGCTCGGCAGCGCCATTACGGCGTAAGCGCCAGGCAGGCCTCCGATGAGCGGCTTGGCACGGCGCTGGGCCGGGCTGCATTTGCGGGCAAGATCACAGCAGGGCAGTTCGCTGCGGGCGAATTGTACGGTGACATCATGGCCCGCAACCGCGCCGTCTTGGGGCTGCCCATGGATCAGCCGCGATCGGTGACCGCCCTGCTTATCAACGAGGGCATCTTTGGTGGCAGCGCGCCTGACCATGACCCGGCGCTGGTCGCAAAAGTGCGCAGGCAGGCTGCCAGTGCCAATTTGATGCTGCGGACAGCTGACAGTAACGCCCCGGGGAGGGCCGGACGCAGGCCCAGTGTTCTGGTCCATGCCGTGGTTTGCGAGGATACCGAAGCGTCGAACTGGCCCGCAGCGGACATCACCAACCTTGCTCATGGTCTCGATGCCCTGTGCCGGCTGTTCCGGGTTCGCAGCGACAGTTCGTGATCAGTATCATCTGCCTGCCAATTTAGGTAATAAACTGATTCTATTGAGTTATTATTCGTTTTTGTATTGACGGAGCTTGCCACATGCGGTAGGCCTTCCGAAATGCAGGGTTAAGAACTGCGCCCGGAGCCCGCCAGCTTTCGGGCGCAGCTTCGTTTTGGGCTTGTCTGCATCGCTCCGCACAAGCATCAGGCCCGCATGACGCAAGATGAAATCCAAAGCGTAGTTGCTGAAGTGGTGCACAAGCTGCCTGATCTGCTGCGGGCAGATCTTGCTTCCAAAAACCCTTCCGCGCGCCAAAGCGCCGAGGAGGTTGTGGCAGCCAAGATTGCCATGGCGCTTGGCGAGGCTCCGGCCAAAGCATAAGCTCAGGAGTATTCATGCCTCGAAGAAGCGCTCTGGACCGCCTCAAGCTGCAGCAGGCAGCTCAAGACAATCCTCACTTGCCGTCCGAATTTATCGAGCAGTGCCTGGACGGTATAGCTGAGCCTCGCGAAACGCTTACTCAGTTCATTCCCAGATCGAGGGGCAGCACAGATCAATCCGGAGCTGCTAAAATGGGCATCCGCCGTTTGCTGGAATTTCTGAAATCTTAGCCGAACCGAATGGGCCTGCATTGAAGGCGCTCGGACCTGTAAAACGGAAATGAAAATTCAAGCTGCAGCCGAAAGTTTCAACCCCGCCGATCGGACGATAGCCATCAGTGTCGCGAGGGTCGGATTGCCGTCTGGACCTGTCGCGCGGTAGATCGCCTCGCGGCTAATGCCAGTATCACGGGCCATCTGGCTTATGCCCTTGGACCTAGCGATCATCCCCAGTGCTGCCGTCACGATCTTGGCATCGCCGCTGGCAAGCGCTTCGGCGAGAAGTTCGGCCTGAGCATCAGGGGTGTCGATGGCATCAGCTGCATCGAACGGTAGTGTTTTCAGGGCCATCGTCAGTCCTCCAGTTGTTCAGCCATTGCCTTGGCGCGCGCGATATCACGGGCCTGGCCACCTTTGTCCCCGCCGCACAGCAGGATCACCAAGCTGTCGCCGCGGCGCGCAAAATAGACCCGGTAGCCCGGGCCATGATCGACCCGCAGTTCACTGAGACCTTCACCTACCGGCTTCACATCACCGAACAGCCCAATTTGGACACGGGCAATGCGCTGCTTGATACGCTTGGCGGCGACACCGTCACGAAGCGATGCCAGCCAATCGGCGAATTCTTCCGTTTGGCGGACTTCGATCATGTCAGATCTAATACACAGTCGGTTCATGCCTGTCAATTATAATGCACATTCAGTGACGCCGAGATTGCGCGGCAGACGCGCAGTCGCCCAGCGATTACGCCGCCTTCAGGCCGAACCGCTCTGCCGAGATTGCAAAACCCGGGGCATCGTCCGGGAAGCCACAGTACCAGACCATATTGTGCCGCTCGCCCACGGCGGCTCAGACGAGGACAGCAACATCCGCAACCTGTGTGCTGAGTGTCATTCCAGGCGCACGACGGAACAGTTCGGCCATCGCAGGACGGTTGCCGTGGGCCCCGACGGGTGGCCAATCGGGTGAGCAGGCCGGGGGGAGGTTCGAAAGTATGGGCCTTTGGGTGGGAAACCGCGCTTGGTCCAAAAAACACGCAACCGCGAGTTAGCGACCGGGGGTCAAAATCTGAAAAGTACAGCGATCAGGCTGAGCCGTTCTGCCGAGATTGCAAATCCCGGGACTTCGTCCGGGAAGCCACTGTACCTCACCAAATTGTTCCGCTCGTCCACGGCGGCTAGGACGAGGAAAGCAATAGCCGCAACCTGTGTGCTGAGTGTCATTCCAAGCGCACGCTGGAACAGTTCGGCGGGCGCAGGACGGTTGCCGTAGGCCCCGACGGGTGGCCGGGCGTGATGACTATCTTCACCGGCAGGCCATCGGCATCGGTCAGAGCATGGATTTTCGTAGTAAGGCCGCCCCGAATTCGTCCAAGATATCGACCCGGGTGGCTTTGTGTAAAGTGGCAGCAGCAGGGTGGACGCGCACGCTGGTGCCGAAGATCATGCGCACATCGCTTCCGTAGCAGCTGACTAGGCCGCGTTGACAAAAGACTTCAGCCATAACCTTGCGGCGAGGTTGAGGAAGCTGGCGAACGAGAGGGCGGTCTTGTCGTATCTGGTGGCGATGCGGCGCTGTTGCTTCAGCTTGCCGAACATGCGCTCGATACGATTTCGATCCCGGTAGCGGCG